CAAAGAATGACAGAAGCTAGCTTTAGAAGAGATCTGCTTAAAGAAAGAGAAAATGATGCAAGAAATCAAATCAATGTGTTTGGCTTCAAGCATACCGGCATTGAAGACTACATACCATTCAAAGCACCAATAGAACAAAAAACAGTGCCATTTTATGATTGGACTAATCCTGAGTGGGGAACAAAAACAACCCAAGCTGATCCTGTGATGGATGATTTGGAGGCACAATTCTTTTTTGGCCAATCACAAGGGTTTGATACAAAATCTGAAACTGAGTATCCTTTTGAAAGTAATCTCTACAAAAGACAGAGAAAGTAGGAATTGATAAATATCCAGTACAAAATCTGTGACTATTCAGTAAGGAAAATAATATGGCATTTAGAGTTAGCCCTGGCGTTACCGTAACAGAAACTGATTTAACGACGATTGTCCCAGCTGCTTCAACGACTCGAGCCGGCTTGGTAGGTGCTTTCCAGTGGGGCCCTGTTGACAAGATTCAATTGGTTGGAACCGAAACAGAGTTAGCTCGGCGTTTTGGTAAACCTACAAACGATAATTATGAAACATATTTCTCTGGTGCAAACTTCCTACAATATGGAAACGCCCTTCTTGTTGTTCGTGCTGCAAATACTGTTGGCAACTCTACAGTTGTTACAAACACAGCACTCAACGCAGTAGTATCTACTGTTACTGTTTCGAATACGATTCTACTTTCTGCTGTAGTTAAGAACCAAGAACATTATAGACAATCTGTTGATGGAACAATCAATGCAGATGTTGTATATGTTGCTAAATATCCAGGATCTCTTGGTAATTCATTGAAAATTAGTGTTTGTGATTCAGCCAATGCTTATACATCTTCCTTCAATCTTGCTCCAAACGCTTTCTTTGATGGAACTACTACAAAAATTTTATTCTCTGTAAATTCGAATACAGCTTTAGCGTCATTTGTATGCAATACATCTGCATCAGGGAATTCAACACATACAACTGCTCGAGCAACTGAATTCCAAACAGGATTAACAGTAGGTGATTTGATCGAAGTAGGTAACTCTTCTATTGGAAAGCAACTCCTAAAAATTAAAACAATTGGTGCTCCCGTTGCAAACGTTACTGATGCAAACAATCGCACAGTAACTTTGACATTTGAAAATAAATTTAATATTCTTGAGGATTGGTCTTCAAATAACATTACAAGATTTTGGGAATATTACAATACAGTTGATTTTGCTCCTTCTACTTCTGATTATGTTCAAAAGTTTGGTAATTCAGCTGCTGTTGATACTCTCCATATTGTGGTGAGCGATGAAGACGGAGCATTTTCTTGTATCCCAGGTTCTGTATTAGAAGTATTTCCTAACCTTTCAAGAGTAAGAGAAGCAAAATCTGATACAGGCGCTTCAATCTATTACAAAAACATCATTAACGATAGTTCCTCTTACATTTGGTATGGTAACGATCGTGCAGGAGCTGTTTCTGCAAATGCGACAGCTATCGTGTCTTCTTCAAACCAAAAACCACTTTCTCTTTCGTTCGATTATGGCCAAAGCGGTTTAAGCGAGTCCCAAATTGAAATTTCAGCTCTTAGCCGTGGCTGGGATTTGTTCAAGAATCAAGCTGATGTTGATGTTTCATTGTTAATTGCTGGTAAAGCAAGAGGTGTGAATGGTGTTGTCGTTGCCAATTACCTAATAAACTTGTGCAACGAACGTAAAGACTGCATGGTGTTTATTTCACCTGAATATTCTGATGTCGTTAATCAAACAAATAATGAAATTGCTAACATCACACAGTTCCGTAACAATCTAACAAGCACGTCGTTTGCGGTATTGGATTGCGGCTACAAGTATATGTACGATAAACACAATGACGTTTATCGATGGGTACCACTGAATGGTGATATTGCTGGTGTAACAGCGAGAACAGAATTTCTCAGAGATGCTTGGTGGTCTCCAGCAGGTTTCAACAGAGGTGGAATTGCAAACGTTGTAAGGCTTGCATGGAATCCTTCAGAAATTCAACGTGATGCTTTATATAAAATTGATTGCAACCCAGTGGCTTCTTTTGCTGGTCAAGGTACCATTCTATATGGGGACAAGACACTACTAGGCAAGCCTTCAGCTTTTGATAGAATCAACGTACGTAGATTGTTTATCGTGCTCCAAAAAGCAATTGCAATTACGGCCAATTCATTCTTGTTTGAATTTAACGATACGTTCACTAGATCACAGTTTAGAAATATTATTGAACCATTCCTAAGAACAATCCAAGCTAGACGTGGTATTACTGACTTCGCAGTTGTTTGTGATGAATCAAACAATACAGGAGAGGTTATTGATAGAAACGAATTCGTTGGCGATATTTACATTAAACCAACAAGATCAATCAACTTCATTAGATTGAACTTTGTGGCTGTTCGAACGAATGTAGACTTTAGCGAGATTGTAGGGAGGGTATAAAAATGAGTCGACGTTGGAAAAAAGAACGATTCAGCAAGTGTGAAGCTAGCACCCAAACAATATAAATAATATCAACAAGGAAAAAAAGGTTAAAAAATGACATTTAGCTTAAGCACTTTCAGACAAAATGTTAGCAAACCAGCTAGACCTACTTTATTTCAAGTAATAATGCCAAATGTTTTAGGTGGTTCAGATATGAGATTTGTTTGTCAGGCCTCTACTGTACCGGGTGTAACAGTTGGTAACTATCAAATCAAATATCAAGGTAGAGAGATCCAATATGCTGGGGACTTGACATTTGATACATGGAAAGTTACTGTAATCAACCAAGAGGGAAATACAATCAGAAAAAGATTCGAAACTTGGTTTCAAACAATTAATGCGTTTGATACTGGTCGGCGTGGACAATTATATACAACAAATGGAGCAGTAGAAAATACGAACAGCTACAAACAATATGCTGAAATTGAACAATTTGATCATAGTGGAGAAGTAAAGGCAAGATATAAAGTGTCTGGTATGTTTCCAACAATTTTGGATCCTTTAACACTTGATTGGACACAAACTGATCAATATCAAACGTTCGATGTAACATTTGCCTTTGATTGGTGGCAAACTTTATCAGTAGACACCCCGTCAGTTACAGTATCACTAGCACCAACAACAGCATAATAAACAATACATCTTTAATAAGGAAGTAAATTGAGATTATTTGGCTATGAAATCAATAGGGAACAACCACTAGCACCATCTATCGTAACTCCTGTTCGGGACGATGGTGCTATCAACGTTGCCGCCCAAGCACAGTATGCAAGTTCTTATGTTGACTTTGATCAAACAACAAGATCTGAAAGAGATCTAATTACAAGATACAGAGAAATCGCTCTCCATCCAGAATTGAATTCTGCAATAGATGACATTGTAAATGAAATGATTGTTCCTCAATACGGACAACCATTTGTTTCAATCAATTTAGACAAAGTTGCTTTAGATCCTCAATTCAAACAAGCAATTGTTGATGAATTTGACAATGTGTTGAAATTGATGGATTTCAATAAATCAGCATACGAATTGCTTCGTAGATGGTATGTTGATGGAAGACTGTACTTTCAACCAATCATCGATGAGGAAAATCCTGAGCTTGGTATCATTGAGTTAAGGTACTTAGATCCAAGAAAAATTAAACTAATCAGAGAGATAGCTGACACTAAAGACGATGAAGGCAGGTCAATCAAAGTCGTTGTAAGAGAATATTTTTTATATGATGAAAGTGCTGATACGAGAGGGTCTTACGGCACATCAACACCTTATGCGTCTAATCAATTAACAAAACCTGTAGAAATTTCTAGAGACGCTATTGTATTTTGTACATCAGGGCTTGTTGATGAACAAGGTAAAATGATTCTTTCTCACATTCACCAAGCAATCAAACCATTGAACCAGCTTAGAATGCTGGAAGATTCAATGATCATCTACAGGCTAGCAAGAGCTCCTGAACGGAGAATCTTCTATGTCAATGTTGGTAACATGCCTCACCAAAAAGCTGAGCAGCATCTTTACAACATGATGATCAGACACAAGAACCGTCTTGTATACAATGCTGTCGATGGCACAATCAGAGACGACAGAAAAATGCAGACAATGATTGAAGATTATTGGTTTCCAAGATATGGAGACAATAGATCAACTGAAGTTCAAACTCTTCCAGCTGGACAAAACCTTGGTGAAATGGAAGACATCAAATACTTTAGAGATAGATTGTTTAGATCTCTAAATGTTCCGTTGTCGCGAATGGATCCAAACACACCATATGTACTTGGAAGAGCGTCTGAAATCTCAAGAGACGAAATCAAGTTCCAAAAATTCATTGAACGATTGAGAATGAGATTTTCAATGTTGTTCAATGATACATTGGAAAAACAATTTGCTCTAAAAGGAATCATGGCACCAGAAGCATGGGGATCAATCGTACCTCATATCCATTATGAGTTTGCAAAAGACAACTTCTTCGCAGAACTCAAGCAAATGAGCTTGATGCAAGAACAAGCAATGATGCTTCAAGGTATGGCACCATGGATTGGTAAGTTCTACAGTCAGCACTTCATTCGTAAACAAGTTCTACACCAAGACGATCTTGAAATTGAGCAGATTGACAATGAGAACATGATCGAAGCACAACGCGACCTTGAGAAACAGGTAATGCTCAACCAAACAATGTTGAAAATGGGCATGATGCCTCCTCAAGAGCAAGAACCAAAATAAAGCTAAATATTTCTATGTAATCTTAGGAGTTATTCAAAAATGAAGTATGGTGCCCAATTAATCAAAGCATGCTTAGAAGAACAACCAGAAAAAGTAGCTGATTTGTTTGCCGCTGAGATGGCAAACAAAGTTGCTATTGTTTACGAAGCAACAGTTCCGTTGGTTGGAGAAGCCATTTCTTCTGGCAACCTCGAGTACGACGAAGTGATCGAAGAAGCTTTTGAAGCATTGAATGAAGATGAAGTTCCAGGCGTTGCTCCTGGATCACTGCCTGATGAAAAACATCTTTGTGCAACTAAAGTGTTCCACCCTGAATACGGTGTTGGTCAACCATTGTTTTCTGAACATGCCGAACCAGATCAAAATGGTTTCGTTGAGTGGTACAATGTAGAATTTGAAGATGTGATCATGGAGCAAGTGCCAACGTCTGAGCTACAAGTTCT